CCTTGCTATCATTCCTCAACTCCGAGAGGTTATTGCTGAAAGCGTAATGGCTGAAACTCACCCCGACTACAATAAGGGTAGAGACGGCAAGCGCAGTCCCGAGAACGGATATAACCCCGACAATCTTATACACCGATGCTATGGTGCTATAAGTGTTGATGGGCAGGAGTATCGCGTAAAGTTGACATTGAAAGAGAACCCGAGCCAGACTTCACGAAAGGCATACACCTATGAGGTAACAAAAATAGAGCTGCTCGATAGTACCGACGGCGAGAGAACAGGCCTCTCATCCTCCTATCAAAGCAACTCTAATGGTAGCCACACGTCTAAAGTCAATTCTTTAGTACCTGTAGCAGTTGCAAAGGTAATCAAAAATGTTGAAAAATCGTACGATACAGGGAAAAATTTGCTTGAACAGAGCAAATTAGCCGATGAAAGTACCGATTTGTACCGTTACCCGGAAGAAACGGAGGACATTTGGAATGACCAAAGTTTAGGTTTGCAGGAGCGCATAACGGCAGCAGCAACCCGACTGGCAAACAATCATCGTGACAACAAGACGTTGCGCCATGATGCTATGCGTGCTATCGGTGGAAATCTCTCCGACTTGCGCAAGGCAATGAGCCTACAGCGTACCTTTGACATGACCACCGTGAAACGTGTCGCCGACCTTGCGCGTGTGTTGATTACGAACGGATATATCAACAATGCGACCTCGTATGAGATTAAGCGCTTGCTGAGTGCCGTGAAGAACAGCGTAGGACACAACGACATCGAGGGTGATGTGCAAAAGGTGATGGACATCATGGTGGATAACCAGTTGAAGCACGCCGAAGACACCCTGCACGAACTTGAAGCCATCAGAGGCAGCAAGGTTGACGCAAGAGGTGTTGAGGTGCAGGGGCAGCTTGACCCTGACGGACAGACTCTAATAAAGGCGATGAAAGAGGCCCAAAAGATAGTTAATCCATGTGGAGGCAAGACCCATGACGAGAAAGGCGAGCTCACCGCATGGGGCAACGCTTTAGAGTCGGCACAAATGCGCATGAGCAGCAATGACCAAGCAGTAGCCGATGCTGCAGCTATTGAGTATGCAGGAATGGAAATGGCACAGCAGTGGTTTGACACCATACAGCAGAGCGAGTTGGAGGAGCATGAGCTCAGGCAGATGTTAAAGTCGGGTTATGTAGATGACAGTGGTAACCCTATAGATAACCCACAAGGCAAGCGTGAATGGCGCGCCAATATTGAGGAGGCAATCCGTCAGAACAAGATTGAGAGGGTGCAGGCTTATTACGAGCTTGTAGGAAGGCTTACTGACAGCCTCCGCGAGAGCATTGCCAACGCCAAGGACTTCAAGGAAGCCGAGAAACAGCGCATCCGCGAGATACAGCACAATGCCAACAGCGACATGGAGGGCAGACCGAGCGACGAACATCTGCGGAGAACACATGGAACACTGAAAGCACTGAATAACATTTTTGGTAACACCTTGTTTGCTCCTCTCGCCACCTTTGACCAGATGTTGAGAATGTTCGGAGGCAAGAGTGCCAACGGCGAGGGCTACCTGTATAACCGCTTCATGAGAGGCTGGATTGATGCACGTCAGCAAGAAATCAACGGTGTGCGCGACAAATACGCCATCCTTGATGCCAAAGCCGCAGAGTTGTTCGGTGGCAAGGTGAAGACGTGGGGCGACCTTATCCGTCGTGTCGGCAAACTGCCAAAAGGCACAGTTTCATTTTGGAACGGTGGTGAAATGCAGGAGCGTGAACTGACGCAGGGCAACCTCATGTATATCTACATGGTGAACAAGATGCTTGACGGACGTATGAAGTTGCGCAAGATGGGTATCACCGAGGAGAATGTGGCAGACATCGAAGAAGTGCTTGACCCACGATTGATAGAACTTGCCGACTGGCTGCAAGACGAGTTCCTTGTGCAGACGCGCAACGAGTACAACGAGACGCACAAGCGAATGTTTGGTGCTTCCATGGCCGCTATTGAGCATTACTTCCCATTGAAGATACTTGCCAATGCCCGTGCCGACAAGCCCGAAGACCTTGACAATCCCGACAAGAGTGACGGCATCAGCACCGCTACTGGTAGCATTATCAAACGCAGACGCAATGCCCTTGCCCTTGACATTACAGGTGCAGACGCATTGAGCGTGATACTTGACCATGTGGCACAGATGGAACACTGGAACGCCTTTGCAGAGTTTAACCGCGACATCAATACTCTGCGTACCTACAAGCGTTTCCGTAACCAAGTGCAGAACATGACTACCATCTACGGAAATGGTGAAGAGTTGTGGAAGAAGTTCAACGATGTTTGCCAAATGGCGGCAGGAACCTACAGACCGCCGCGTACCAAGTTGGATAAAGGTGCTTTGGAGTTTGCCCAAGGTGTAACAGCAGCAAAGGTGTCGTTCAGAATGTTCACAGCCTTAAAGCAGTTAGCATCTATGCCAGCATACATTCCCGAAGTCCGTGCCGATTACCTTGCTGCTAATATACTCAATCCAGCAAAGGCATGGAAGTGGAGTATGGAACACCTGCCAATCTTCAGCGAGCGTTGGCGTAGTCGCGTAAGTGGCGACCCACGACTGGCAAAAAGTGGCATGGACTGGCGCGACTGGAGAGCCAATCTTGTTCAAAGGGCAGCACGTTGGGGTATGTCGCCTAATGCCTTTGTCGATGCTCTCACAGTCAGCATCGGCGCACATTCGATGTATCAGACACGCCTTGCCCAATACCTGCGTGATGGTTACAGTGAAGCCGACGCAGAGAAGAAAGCCGTGCAGGATGCAGAGGTGCTTTACAATCAGACCCAGCAGTCAAGCGAGGGCGCATTTACCTCGACGATGCAGGTTGATAGGTCTTGGTTGTCCGTGTTGTTCACGGTGTTCCGCAATGCCTCTATGTCTTATCAGCGACAGTTACACGACGCATTCCGCAACTTCAAACACAACCTCACACCGGGAGGACGTGCAAGAAGCATCGAGTTTATGAAGAAGCAGTATGTGCGTGACGGCATCGACGAGGCGCAGGCAGAGCAGAACGCCAAGCGCAAGTTCAGACGGCAGTTGCTGAAAGACACCCTGCGCGTTGCCACATTCGGGTACATCATGCAATGGGCATGGAATATGTTTGCATACCTGCCATACCTGCTGTTCGGCGACGATGAAGACGAGAAGCAGAAGATGTGGGATGATGTATGGTCGCACACCGCGTTTGGCAGTGTCGAGGGTCTGACAGGTGGCGACCTTATGAGCCAGGCAGGACAGATGATGCTAACTGGTGAGGGCAATCCTGCCTATCTGAGTAAGGACATGCCATTGACGAGTGACATCATGGCAGCGTTCCAAAAGTTGGGCAATGGTCAGCACACAGAGGCACTGAATGACATGATTAACCTCATTGTTCAAGCAGGTCTCGGTGTGAACCCACAGAGCATTACCGACGTAGCCCTGTCTATCATGGACGCTTGTGGTGACGACCAAACACTGGCACATGAGGCAACTATCTGTATTTCTCGTATTCTTCAAGTTCCGCAAAGCCAAATCGACAAGATGTATTTCGACGAGGTAGGTTTGAGCGGTGACGAAGTGAGCAAGTACACCCCTGCACAACTTGCAGAGCGTTATGCCCAGTTCAAGGTGAAGCGTGGACGTTTCTTCTCTCCTTGGTCATGGGGTGACGAGGAGCGTATCAAGAAGTTTACCGACAAGGCAAACAAGACCATCAAAGAGCGCACCGAGCAAATGGGCGACAAACATGTTAATGAAGCCTACCTGCAATACGAGGAAGTGTATAAGGGTGTCGATGCCAAGGTAAAGGAAGCCAAGAAAACGGCGAAGACCGATTACGTGGAGGCAGCACAACTGATGGCTGATGCACAGAGCGACCCCAACGCCTTTGCAACTTATCAGATGTTCAAGCAGATGGATGGTAACTTCAACAAGATAGTGAAGTTCTATCTCGGAGCCAAGACACCCGATGAAGCTGCATTGTGCAGACAGGCAGTCCTTGACTATAAATCGGCTATGGTGAAAGTGCTTGAAGCCCCCGATGCTTCTACACGCGCCGACGCAATGAATAGTCTTGGTACAGTGATGCAGGGCTTCACACAGAAGTATATCCCAATGCAGCAACCCAATAGATAACAGAGAAAAAGTGTCGGCAGGGTTTAACTTTGCCGACACATAACAAAAGTAACAGATATGGAAATCGTACTACATAGGCTTAGCAAGGTACTCGTTCCAAATGAGAACGATGAAGCAGACAGCGTAAAGCGTAGCTGGTTGCAGTGTCATGGTGACCGTGCGCGTGCGCAGGAGATACTTATCGAGGCGCAGAACTACTACAATGCAATGTACCGCTTCCGCAAGGACAGGGAGCGTAACAAGCGTTACAACTACGGCGACCAGTGGGGCGACGTGGTATGTGTGGACGGCAAGAAGATGACTGAGGAGCAGTATATCCTCTCGCAGGGCAACATACCGCTGAAGACAAACCTCATCCGTAGGCTTGTGCGCAACGTCATAGGTGTGTACCGCAGCCAAGCCACCGAACCTACTTGCACGGCTCGCGACCGCGACGAGCAGCAACAGGCAGAAACGATGAGTACCGTGCTGCAATACAACATGCAGTTGAACCGCATGACGGAACTCTATGCCCGAAGTATGGAGGAGTATCTGATAAGCGGCATGGTGGCACATCGTAAGTGGTACGGCTGGCGCAATGACAAGATGGAGTGCTGGACTGACTATGTGCAGCCCAACAATTTCTTCATCGACAACAACATGCGTGACTTCCGTGCATGGGACTGTTCTTTTGTTGGTGAGATACACGATGTCAGTTTCGGGCAGGTATGCGAGCAGTTTGCCAAGTCCCCCGACGATTATGCACGTTTGGCAGAAATCTACCGACAGGCGCGAGACAAAGGCGCGAGCATACACGCATGGGAGGAGTTTGGCTATAGCCGTGACTGGATAAACACCGACTTCCTCACACCGCGAGACGAAAGCAGATGCCGTGTTATTGAGGTGTGGCGCAAGGAGAGCAAACCGAGATACCGCTGCCATGACTACAACAATGGTGACATCTTCAAGATAGACATTGAGGATTACAGCACGATGGTACAAGCCGAGAACATGAAGCGCATGGAACAGGCACAGCGCAATGGTATTCCATACAATGAAATACCGTTCATCAAAGCCGAGTGGTTCATGGATAGTTACTGGTACTACTACTTCCTCAGTCCGCTTGGTGACATCTTGGCAGAGGGTGAAACGCCTTACGAACACAAGAGCCATCCTTACGTGTTCAAGGCATACCCATTCATCGACGGTGAGATACATTCATTCGTCTCTGACGTGATAGACCAGCAGCGTTACACCAACCGCCTTATCACACTTAACGACTGGGTTATCAGAGCCAGCGCAAAGGGAGTGTTGCTTATTCCTGACG